GCTGCCCCTGCTGCCCCTGGAAGACGGAGATACATAACGCCATATTACGCCCTGCACATATCAACGCCCTATCGTTTCGATATGTCATGCAATGCCCTATTTGCCATGGTACGCCCTGCATATGGTATGCCCTGCATATGGTATGCCCCGCCCTGCATACCATGTAACGCCCTGCCATATGTTCCGATTCCTGCCTTTTTGCACATGGCAGGATTGAAAACCCATGGCATGGGTTTACACTTTGTCGTCCATGCCAGGCGCCAGGCCTGGACGTAGTACATTCACTCAGAATATTCACCCAGAATATCCCCCAGGATATTCCCCAACACTCCCACCCCCAATCCCTCCTCCCCAGCACCGATTTCTCTATGTCTTCGAGCTGATCCTCCGGACAATATCTCCCGATCCGCAGTTAAAACTGAATGAACATTCGGTAATCGAGGTGTCGAACTGACTTAGAAACAAGGAAATAAAAGAAATTAGAAAACCCGCCTGGAACAGGCGTAAGGAGAACAGATTGCGGAACTGCTTGCTGTGTAGCGATCTGTTCTCCGCATCTTTGCCGTAGGCAAAGGCTAAAAAGAGCGGGATAACAAATTTAACAAAAGAAATTCGGATGAAAAGAAGGAAATTAGAATGTCAATGTAGAATAGTATAGAGTAGATTCATAAAGGAGGAAGAGAGCATGGAAGCAGCTGTGGTGCGGGATAATGTGTACTATCTGGGGGTAGTCGAAGGAGGAAAGAAAGAGAAGTACATCCCGAAGGGAGACTTCACTGCCCGGCCTGTAAAGGACAGGGAGACGTTAGAAGAGATAAAGCAGCTGCTTATGGAGAGCGGCAAGTACGGGTACAGGAACTATGCGATCTTCCTGCTGGGGATCAACTGTGGACTGCGGTGTGGGGATGTATTGCAGATAAGACTGAAGGACATCTGGGATGAAGAGAAGCAGGAAGTTACGGGGCTGACGGTGTTAGAGGAGAAGACGCGAAAGACCCGGAAGAACATACAGTTCTCGGAGAAGATAAAGGAAGGACTGAAAGGGTACATATTGACATTAAAGGATAGGGATCCGGAGAGTCCTCTGTTCCCGTCCAGGAAGAAGGTAAAGAAGAAAGAGCAGGGCGTAAAGGACAATACGGGATGTCTGACTACGGACAGCTATAACGATATCCTGAAAGAGATCCGGAAGAAGATCGGTATGGAGCATCTCAGTACACACAGTATGCGGAAGACCTTCGGGTACAATGTGTACAAGAGAAATGCAGGAAAGCTTATTGCCGGGGAATATATGGCAATAGACATTGTACAGCAGATGCTCAATCATTCCTCTCCTGCTGTAACATTAAGGTATATAGGGATCGAGGAAGAGGTACAGAACGAGATATACAGAGATATGGAACTATAAGTTTATATAGAGAAAGGAGAAAAGAGAGTGAACAGAATCAGAGATTCTAACGGTATTAATCCATAATCTGGAGCATGGTTATACAACCTAAAAAAAAACAGATTTCTGCCGCACTTCCTTTCTCACCCCCTCGGAAAAGTTTGCCCCTGTACAGGGTAAAACTTAGGGGGTCAAAATCGAATTCTGCGATGAGTATATCGCAGAATTTTATAAACCGCATAAATAAAGGCTTTCAGTTACATTCTGTACAATATTATGCCCACAACATTCAAACAATCCAGATAAATAAAGGGGTGTCGATTACGGTTCATGTAGTAGATTCTGTAATGGGATCGGGTAAATCCAGTGCTGCAATCCAATACATTAACGACCATCCAGACAAGCGATATCTTGTTGTTGTATTGTTCAACGAAGAGACAGAGCGGTTTGCGGAAGAGTGTAAGAATGTAGAGTTTGCCATCCCGGACAGGCGTTTCAACAAGGAAGACAGCACGTTCAACAAGAGCAATCACTTGCGCTTGCTTGTCGAGGAAGGACTCAATATCGTACTCACGCACAGTTTATTCTCGTATATGTCCGAAGAGACCTGCGATCTCATTGCCGATCAAGCCTACACGATTTTTATAGACGAGGCCATGGATGTTATCGACCAGATCGAGATAGCCGAGGACGATATGCGGATGTACATCAATTCAGGCGCGGTAACGAAAGACGAAGATTCAGAGGACGATTCTATTGTGTTCTACAGTAACTCTCCAAATTTCAGTTATAACGGGAAAAGGTTCGAAGATGTACACAGATTTGTAAAGACGAACAGGCTTGTCGTAGCAAAGAACAAGAGCAACAACAAGTCAGAGATGTATTATATTACAATGTACAAGCGGATGTTCGAACTGTCCGAAGATATATATATCCTTACATATCTGTTCGAGGGCTGTCTGCTTCGTGCATTCTTCGATCTGCATCACATCTCCTACGACTATTACGGGGTGCAAAAGACGGCAGAAGGAAAATACTATTTCTCTACAGAGACGACTCAGCCGGAATACCTGTCGAATATATCTTCGCTTATTAATGTTGTGCAAAACGAAAAGCGCAATGCAATAGGCGATCTGCCGGGTTCATTGTCTAAGAGATGGTGGAATACACATATAAAAAGTCCAAAGACAAAAAAGATAGAAGAGTTAAAGGGGAATGTCGATTATTTCTTCGATCATACTTGCAGGGGAATAAAGATCAAGGACAAGTTATGGACGACGTTTAAAGGGTGCGAAAAGTATGTTGTAGACGACGGATACAAGCGCAGAGACATCCCGTTTAACTCCAGGGCGGTAAACAAATACAGCAATTGCAAAGCAGTAGCGTATCTTGTCAATGTTTTCTTGAAGCCGGATATCATGGCATATTTTTCAAGAGGTGGGATAAAGATAGACCAAGACCTGTACGCTCTCTCTTCAATGCTTCAATTCATCTGGAGAAGTGCGATACGCAACGGAGAGCCTATTACGGTGTATGTGCCTAGCAGTCGGATGCGCAATTTGTTGCTAGGGTGGATGTCAAGAGTAGAACAGGGATTGCCCCGATAAGGAGGAGATGTATGGATTATAAGATCTCAAAACTGGAGACGGAGACGCATATAAGCTGGAACGAGGAAGAGCCGGATGCTGTTGTGTGGACTTGCAGTCCGAAGTATTTGCGGAAGCTAGACAAGCTTGCCGAAGAGCATCCCGAAGACTACAGGTGTGTTCGGGAAGAGGAGTACGCCAATACTATTTCAAAGGAGTATCGGATATCGAAGAATCTAATATCGTTCAGAGCACCCAGACAAGGGGCTGCGATGTCGGAAGAACGGAAGGAAGCTGCGAGAGCCAGGTTTAAAGAGTACTGGGAACAGAAGCGGCAAGAAGAAGAGGATTTAGAAGCGTAATTTTAGTTCAGAAACATATATATAATCATTATATTTTGAGATATACAAGTCGCACAGCGACAGAATATGCCTGTAAGAGCAGAACTCTTCAGGCATATGTTTTTACTTGGGATCGGAGGGATAAAATGCGATGTGTAAATGCGAAACTTGTTTGTGGGAATGCAAGGAAGAGGGCGTAGTGTATTGTAGCGACTATGCGCCTATAGATATGTCGGATATATGCGAGAGAGAGTACCTTGCGGATCTAAGGGCCAGGCAAATAGAATCGGAGTCTGTTATGCGGGAACAAAGGGGTGAGGTGTTTTAGTGAAGTCTTCTAAGCTGTATCAACTCTTTAAATTCAAGCTGCCCTTTATTATAGAGTCAAACTTCAATGTGTCCGTGCCGGAGGATAGGGCGCTTAAATATACGGTATCACAGCAGGACAATCAACTATTCCGGCAGATACGCATTATCACGGAGGACTATGCCGATTTCAACAAATGGATCGTGTTCATAGATTGTGCAGGGTCGGCGAACAAGGAGGACGCTGTCTCGCGGCTTATCTACGACGGGTTTTATCTCAACAATAGGCACTTTGTGTTGTCAGAGCGGTCTGCGTCTATGACGAGAAACAGTATACTGTCGTTTGTCCGGGACGAGATCATTCTCCCGCTTAACGAAGCTGTTATGCTCGGCGTTCATATTAAAGATGCCGTACTGTCTAAATACTATGCGTACAGGGGGCTTATGCTTTCATCCTGTCATTGCATAGAAGGGTGGTTGCCGAAGGTCATTGTTGTACCGGATAAGAAGATTATTATGCCACAGCAGCGCGTCCGATATCTTGTAGACAAAACGATAGAGATCACGGGAACGGACGGGAAGACATTTGAATGGACGCAGAAGGACGTCGAGGAGGGCGTTCAGGACGTAAAACTGAATTTGTTTGACGGCTGCGGTATACATCATCCTGCTATTACGGATTACATACAGACGTACTTAGATATCAGAGAACGCCCTACAAGTCTTCTTCTCAGGATGCCTTATATTAAAGGCGTGACACACGAGATAGATTATCCGAAATGGTTTGCGGAGCATGGTATTACAAAGATACAGGATGTGTGGGGCGAATGGCACAGCGTGACCGAGGACGCGGAGCCTATGTTCATACTTACAGAGAGTATGTATAAGGGCATAGATTACTTCGCTAAAACGGGGACGGGTGAAGACTGGAAGGATTACTGGCGAAGGTTTGAGCATTACAATCACTGCATCGGTATCACGAAATGGAACTTCAGCAAAGAGCGGGAGCCTGTGTATACCAGGGGCAATTACCAAATTTTGCAGGATCTCGATCTGCCATTCAATGAGTTTGTACTGCTTGCGGATGAGAGCGTTGCATGGGCAGAGAGGATCTTGCAGGGGGATCCCTTGTACGTGTATTGTTTTCTGGGGCTTATGGCTGACAATCATACCGGACTTAATTCGTATTGCAGAGCGATACTGAAGAACCCGGCGATGATACACGAAGAATCTGTGCGCAAGTATATCCGCAAAGCTGCTGCGAAGTATCGGGATGAGATGAAATGTGGGAAACTGTTCCTGCGAGGATGCTTTAAGTTTATCGCGCCCGACCTTATCGCTCTGCTTCAGCATATGGCAGGAATGGAAGTTACGGGATGTTTGGAGGCCGACGAGTTTTACTGCCATGATATTGATGGGGATATCATTGGAGAAAGATGTCTGGAACGCAATCCGCATATCTGCGCCAGCGAACACGTCATCCTGAAGGGCGTTGCCAACGAACACACCCAATGGGTGTGCCATCTTGATAATGTCTGTATGCTGAACGTTAAGAGCATTACTACCTGTCGCTTACAGGGCTGTGACTATGACGGAGATCTGGTGCTTGTCATAGATGACAATGTTTATAAGCAGGGCGTCAAGCGAGATGCTGTGCCTGTTATAGATATTGACGATAAGATCACAGTCATGCCGGAACCAGACACGCCTGACAATAGGGCAAAGGTCATACTGCGGACTATGAAGAACATGATCGGCGAGTTCAGTAATTACTCTTCTGCCTATCACAATAAGACGCCCAAGTCGGAGGATGCCAAGGAGAAATACAGGAAGTATATAGATATCATTGCGGTAAATACAGGTAAGAGCATCGATTATGCCAAAACCGGAGTAATGTATCTTGTACCGAGGCATATTGCAAAGTACGGGCGTCCCCTGCCCTATTTTATGAAATATCGTGGGGCGTATTATGCAAATCAGCATCTTTCTAAATCCCAGAGCAACATGAACAGGATGTGTTATTATCTGGAATCATGGGATAAGAAACTGAGATGGGCGCGGGATACGGAGAGCTTTGACTATACAATCATGATAAACGATTTTCAATATTACAGCGAGTCCGTCTATCAGTCCATCAAAGAGATCTATCTGGAATTTCTGGACGATATGAAGGATGCCTCAAAGCTTCAGGCTATGTGCCGAAGGTATGATAAGTACAAGGATGAGCTTGAGGGAAGCATAACAAAAGAACAGGCGAAAAACTTTGAGGTGGACTGGGGATACTACTACGAGATATACAAGCGGCGGTGCGCGGAGATCTGCCCGAATCAATCCACGCTTGCGAATATAGTTACTAAACTCTGCTACGAAGAATACCCTCGGAAGGACAAGAAGTTTATGTGGGTCGTAGCTGAACAGGGGTTGTTGGAGAACATCAAGCAAGTCAAGCACCGGCTGCCCAAGAGAGTGTTTGACTATGACGGCAATGATTGCGAAGTGTATTTGGGCAAGAGTTATGTGTGGGTAGATTACGAGGGAGATGATTGAGTGATAAATGAGGTCAATGAGGTTCAGCGGTATTTGAACGGCGAGGATGTGGACAAGCGCAATCTGTACAGGATATGCTATCTGATCCTGAAGTGGTATAAGGAAAACGGGATGGATATGCTGGAGGCCAGAGATGCGCTGTTCGCCTGGGCGAACAAGAACAAGCTGTATATAGAATACAATGTCAATTCTATCATCAGTTATCTGTGGAAGTTTGACACGCGGAAACTGAGCGATGTGGAGAGCGTGTCTATCTCCAAAGCGGATGTCAACGAAATAAACAGACGGTTTGACAGAAAGCGGTCTAAGCTGCTTGCGTTTGCTCTGCTCTGCTACGGCAAGGTGTTTGCAGACAAGGACGGGGAGTTTTCGCTTTCACTGAGAGAACTGGAAGTGTGGACGGGCATCAGCAAGAGTTCTATAAGCAGTGTGCATATGCAGGAGCTTATCGACTTTAAGTATATTGAGATAGTCAACGCCAAGAAAGTGTATCACAAGCACAATAAGACGTTGAGCTTCAGGACGCGGTTCAAGTTGCTTGTGCCGTTTAAGGACGAGGGAGATATGCAGGCGACAGATGATATTACGGAGAGCTTTACTGAGATCTTTGGATAACGGCAACTGGAGGAAATCGAAACGTTCCAGGTGAAACGTTTCAAATACAGCAGAGCGGCCTGACAAGCCGCTCTGTTTGTCTAAATAGGATACTATAAGATGTGCTTCGGCTTCAGTTTTTGATACTAAGTTCGGATTTTATATCCTATACGGAGCATATTTCAGTATTCGCAGATTGCGTAGCATCTGCATTTTATCGCAAGGGTGGTATAGGATTGATTCTGGTGACGAAGGATGAAAGCTTTAAGCTGCGTGAGCTTTATCCCGATGTGTCCATTTACAGGACACTTAAACAGCGTAGCAATCGCGGTAAGTACTATGCAGAAGAGACCCTCAGGGTCATGGATTTTGTAGAGAAGTACCGCAAAAGTAATGTTGTAGAACATTATGAATTTCATCACGAAGGGAATGAGCATGATTGAGCGATGAGCCTATGACGGTATACATCCCTACGAATGTGGAGAATCTGAAACTGCCTGAACCGGAGCTTGTAAACTATTACAAGAATCTGGACAAGCGCATATTGTGGCTGGACGATGAAGTAGACGATAACTATTATGAGTTCGTGCGGTACATCATTCATTGGAATATGGATGATACAGGTCTGCCCGAAGAGGCCAGAAAGCCTATTACGCTCATGATCAACACTATGGGTGGCGACCTGTCCGTATGCAATGCTTTGATTGATGTTATCAAGATGAGCAGAACGCCCGTTCGCGCTGTGAATATGGGCTGTTGCTTCAGTGCAGGTTCGTTTATCTTTTTGGCGTGTAAAGAACGATTTGTTCTCCCCCGTTCTACATTTTTGATCCATAAGGGCAGTGGTTCTTTTTCGGGTACATACGATGAGGTTGTATGCCAGATCGAGGAATATGCAAGGCAGATAGATGAGTTGATCGAATACCTGCATGAGAGTGCGAATATCCCGGAGGAAGAGATCGAAGCGCATATCAATAGCGAATGGTATATCAATGCTGAGAAGAGCGTTGAATGGGGTATTGCTACGGACATCCTGACGGACTTTGACAAGCTATTTAAGGATGTGGTCGTGTAATGCCTATTGTATGGAGTGGCTATACAGGGTATAAGGAAATTACAGACGACCATCCCAATCTTGCTAATCTGTATGCCGACAAGACAAAGAACTGGTTTGATTTGCTGGAAAATCAGTATTTGATCATTCGAAACAATGACGGAGTCGTTGTTGACAGGTTGAAGTGGCAGGAAGGAAAATATAAGAGCATTTATAGGAAGCCTGTTGAGAGCGTTGCCATGGGCAAGATAACTGCCAAGAATGTTGAACAGGAACTTGCAATAGACGCCTTGTTTGATAAAAGTACGACCGTGAAAGTACTCGCTGGCGGCTACGGCGTAGGAAAAGACCTCCTTATGACGGCTGTTGCGCTTCAGCAATTGCAGGAGGGGAAGTTTGAAAAACTTCTCTGGGTCAGAAATAACATTGAGATAAAAGACAGCAATCCTTTGGGCTTTCTTCCTGGAGACAAGGATGACAAGCTGCTGTCGTTTGCAATGCCTCTCGCCGATCATCTTGGTGGCGTAGATGCTCTAAACCTATATAAGCAACAGGGGCGCATTGAAGTAGAACATCTTGGATTCATGCGCGGAAGAGATATCAAGAACGCTATTATCTATTGTTCTGAGGCAGAGCATTTGACAAGAGGACATATTCAACTGCTTTTGGGGCGTGTTGCAGAAGGATCCATTCTGTTTATAAATGGAGACTGGAAGCAGATAGACGCCAGAGCGTTTGAAGAGGATAATGGATTGATGGCAGCTATAGATAGGCTTAAAGGGCAAAAACTGGTTTCTTATGTGTATCTAAAAGAAACTGTTCGGAGTGAGACTGCAAAGCTTGCGGATTTGCTCGATTAACCTTGGTAAGAGCCTTACACGCATAAGGTCGTATGATACTGCGGACTACGTAAGGACTTTTAATAGAGCCGCCCACGCTTCTGCTTGCAAGCGTACCATGGGAGCCAAACGCGCCGCCAGAAAAGATCCTTCTGCGGCGCAATCTTTTTAATATTGGAGTGATTATCTTTGGCGAAAATGTCAAAACGTGTTACATTGAAAAATGTTCTGGTCGATTCTGCGGAGCTTGAAGGTGTTTATCTGCCCGTAGAAGAGATCGATAAAGAGGGATCGAACACGTATAATCTGGCAGAACTGTTGATGCAGTTTGCCGATGTAGAGGGTGTGTCTATCTCTATTGGGTTTGATGAGTCAATCGGAGGAATTGAATAATATGGTAATGGATTATAATACTTTTAAGCGTTTGTATTCAGAGCTGGCTAATTGTACGCTCAGAGACGCCAAACGCGATTGCGATGATTTTATCGCCACTCTCATTCAGGTGTTTGAGCATCATGAAGGGCTGAAGATCCAGGGCTTTGGCACTTTTGAATTGGAATACAGAGAGCCGCATATGGCGAATATCTTTGGCAGACAGGCCATGACAAAGCCGCAGTGGAAGATCGTCTTTAAACCGTCCCCCGCTATGATGGAACGCGTCAACAAAGCGGAGGGTGATACACCGGAAGAGGCGGTGGAGGCCGATGAGTGATACATCCACCTCTCAGCATTATCCGCAGTTTGCAGGGGAAACAAGCGACGAGTACTTTGTAAGGCTGTTTTCGAACAAGGAAGAATACGGTCTTACCTGTGAACAGATAGCGGATATGCTCAATCTCTCCTACGGCGTAAGTCTGGGAGAATCTGTCTATCGCAAACGATGGAGGCTTTATACAAAGGCTTTTGAATACGCGAGAAATCATTTTGCCAGCGACAGGTTTGCCGCAGAAGCAAGGGAACTGGAAAAACAGCGCATACGGCTTCAGGATGAGCGCACCGCATACAGACGGATGCTGCGTGAAGAGGCACGTAAAGACGCGCTGTTCGATATTCTAAAGGCAAACTTCTCCGCGTATGACGGTATAGAGCAGTTTGTTGTAGATAAAGATTGCGGAGATACTGACGATACATTGGTGGTCTGCGTATCAGACCTTCACATCGGCATTGACTTTAAGAATAAGGTCGGCACATTCAATGTGGATGTCGCGAAAGAGCGCATGGAATACTACGCGCAGGAAGTGGTGCGGTTTGCACAAACACATAAGCCTAAGAATTGTGAAGTAGTTCTCCTGGGCGACCTTATTTCAGGTATGATCCACACGGGACTTCGTATAGAGAATAAGGAATCTGTTGTGGAGCAGCTGAAGATCGCCTGTGAGGTCATGTCTCAGTTCTTACTGACTATATCGCAGTATTTTGAAACAGTTAAGGTTCGCGGCATTGGCGGCAATCACAGCAGGGTCACTGACTATGACAGTGTGCGTCTGGATGAAATGCTGGATGCTCTTGTCCCTTTCTATCTTGAAGCAAGACTGAGTGCGATTAAGAACATTCACGTTCTTACAAGCTCTGACAGTACAGGTATGGAGCATATGTACATCGGGAACGCGCATATACTGATCGTACACGGCGAATTCGACAAAATGGATGAAGCCGGTGTAGCGAAGCTTCAGGGCGTAGCTGGCGTGTGCGATACCATTATTGCAGGGCATCTGCATCACGCCATGTTTAAGGACATCATGGGCGTTCATGTTATTCAGAGCGGAACGTTGCTGGATTCAGCAGATCAGTTCTGTTTGAAGAACAGACTGTCTGGAGCGCCGTCTCAGATGATGGCTTTGTTTAGCGGGGACGGCGAATTGAAGGAAGTTATTCCCGTTTATTTCTGATACTAAAGCGTCGGTAGACAAGTATTAAAAGTCACTAAGACAATAGGAGCCGCGTACGTGGGACAAGTGGGGCAGTAACACATTAAACTGTATTGAAACCCACAGCGGATGCGCTTGATTGAAACTACAAGCCCGACGCTATTTATTTTATTTGTTTGGAGTGATTTCATCATGGCAGAGGAAACGAAGCCGAAGAGAGGCCGTGGGCGACCAAAGGGAACGGGCGGCGAAGGTTTTTTTACTCCCCATGAACGAAAGCCCAGGGTAACCATACAGCCAAAGATCGTAAAAAAGGTATGCGCGTCATGCCACAAGGAAAAGACGGTCAAACAATATTACAAGGTGACCACACCGCTTTGCGCGGACGGTTACTTTATTTATTGTAAGGAATGCACTATTAACAAGTGTATGACAGAAGACGGGCTTGTCAATGTGGATGGATTTAAGGATATCCTTCGCATGATGGACAAGCCTTTTATTGAAGCCGTATATGATTCGGCGGTATCTGAGTTTGAAAACAAGTGGCTCCCGTTGCCTGATGGCAAGATAGACCAGTCGCCTATTATCCCGCTTTATCTAAAGGCAATCATGGGGCTTCATCAGTACAGGGGTCTTAATTATGCGCAGGGCGAGCTGCAACAGAAGGTGGAGGCCGCTAATCGCCCGGAAGAGATCAAAAAGACCGAGCGAAAGATCAAACATGAGACAAGGCTCGACCGCGTGTATCTGGATGACGATGACGATGACTTTGAAGTAACGCGCGATATCATAGAGCAGTTTGGCGCGGGATTCACAAAGCCCGAATACAAAGCCATGCAGAGAAAGTATGACTTTCTGTCGGAGAGCTATCCCGAAAACTCTACTTTGCACAAGGAAAGCCTTACTTTGTACTGTAAGTACAGAGTCAAGGAAGAGTTCGCTATCATGGAAGGAAACGCGGATGAAGCGGAAAAATGGGCTGCGCTTGCAAGCCGTCAGGCAGACAAGGCGAAGATCAACCCGTCTCAGCTTACGCAATCGGATCTGCAAAACGGCGTATCCAGTATATCGGAACTATTCATGCAGCTGGAGCAGAAGCAGGATATTTTGACCGTGTTGCCCAGATTCAGGTACGCGCCCAATGATTCTGTGGACTTTCTTATATGGGAATATATCAACTATGGGCGCAGGCTCAAAGGTGAGCCTGACGTCGCCTATGAGGATATATGGAAGTTCTACGATGAGCGCAAGCGCGAATACATCAAGCAAAACGGAGACCCTTATGGAATATTCAAGGGCGATACTACGGAGAAAAACAGGGACGCAATAAGGCAGTTTATTACAGTGCCGAAGGAGTTTGATACAAGTGGCGAAGAAGAACAATGAAATAGCTGCTTTTCAGAAGGGCGATTTTGTTCAAAAGAACATCGACAACATAGCCGCCTTTCGCTCCTGGGCTTTGTGGTATCCAGACTTGTTTTTTGATCTTATTAAGCCATCCGTAGGCGGGCTACGGCTCCATATGGATCAGCGCGTAAGTATGCGCTGTGACGCAAGATTTTTTAGTTATTACGGATGCTTTCCTCGCGGCGCAAGCAAGACATTCAATCAGGTTCTTGTGGCTTGTGACGTGTGTATCGTATATCCGGGCATTGAGATAGCGATCTCGGCGCAGACAAAGGAAAACGCGGTCGCGCTTCTTTCAGACAAGATAAACGAAGCGATCAAATGGTATCCTGCGTTGAACGATGAAATAAGCAAGATACGGTCAAACAAGAATGACGTTGAAGTGGTATTCAAGAACTCTGCAAGGCTGACCGTGCTTGCCAATGCGCAGTCCAGTAAGGGTATGCGCAGGACGCGCCTCAGGATAGAGGAATCCAACCTTTTGAAGACAGATGTTTATGAAGACGCACTGCGCCCTATCGTATCTGTTCCCAGGCTTACGCGGGGACAGTATGCCGTTGTCAACCCGGAAGAATTGTCCGGGCAGATAAACTTTTATACGACTACAGGGTTCAGGGGTTCGGATGAGTTCAATCGCGTAATGTCGATGTACGACAATATGCTTGAACTTAAAGGTGAATTCGTACTAGGCGCGGACTGGATGATCCCGTGCTGGTATGGGCGCACTATGTCCAAAGCGGATATATTAAAGATAAGAGATTCTACATCGCCCATGATGTTCGCCATGAACTATATGGAGGAATGGGTGGGCGTTGCTACAGGCGCATTGGTGTCTATCAATAATGTGCTTAAATGCAGGAATCTATTGGCTCCCGTGTTTAAGGCGTCTCCCTCGGATGAGATCGTAATAGGCGTTGACGTTGCGCGAAGCGAACTGGAAGCGAACAACAAATCTGCCGTCGCTGTTATCCGTGTAAAGCGCAATCAGAGCGGACGCCCTGTAAGTCTTGACCTCATCAACATCTTCGGCGTATCAAACGCGCAGAACTTTGAATCCCAGGCTCTAATCGTAAAGCGCGTAAAGTCGCAATATAAGGACGCTGCAAGTGTGCGCGTTGTTGTGGACGCAAACGGCGTAGGCGCAGGACTCGTAGACGCGCTGTTACAGCCGACGTTTGACCCGGAGACTGGCGAAGAATATCCTTCGTGGAACACCATCAACACGGATAATACGCCTGCCGACATTGTAGAGTCGGAGGAGATATTGTATGCGCTGAAAGCACAGGGCATACAGACGAAGGTGCTTACAGACTTTATCGGCGCGGTGGACAGCGGCGCTTTAAGGCTACTGGAGCAAAAGCAGTATGATTTGTACGAAGCAGAGCAAAACAGTACTTATTATGAAGAATACAGGCCATATGTGGAAACAAGTTTGCTTGTTGATGAAATAGCAAATCTGAAGGTAGAGCATACCCCCAGAGGCATAGGCGTTAAGCAGGCTGTAAGCAAAGTGCCAAAGGATAGATTTTCTGCTGTATCCTACGCTATTTATTACGCTATGGATGAAGCGGATCAGGTCATGGATCTGTCGGCTGAATGGGATAAACTGTTCTCGTTCAGGCCGCCTAAACTGAAATGAAAGGAGTGATTGCCTTGTCGGAAGAAGTTGTTCAGGAAACCCCTGAGATGAACGAAGAGGAATTGATGGGGCTTTTGAATTATACTCTCGCACAGCGATACAGGAATATTCTTCGGATAGACAGGAATGCTCCTACGGCTATCAATGGCGGCTATACGAAGGACAGGATATTCAAATGGCTGAAAGACCCGATCCATTGTGAGCGGCATTTGCGCAGAGCATCCAGATTCTTGTTCGATTCAAACGGACAGTATCGCAGGTTGTGCAACTATCAGCCCAATATGGTGAAGTTTGCTTATATTATCGTGCCTGATTCTGAAGTATCGAATAAAGAAGAGGACATTGAATCTTATTATAAGGATTATACTGCTACTGCATATACGCTCAATATGATGAATATCAGGACTGAATTCAACAAGCTGCTCAATCGGGCAACGGTTGACGGCGTAGCTTTTGCCTATACGAAACAGACAAAGGATACTTTTTGCGTGTATATGCTTCATCCCGATTTTTGCAGGATGTCAAGCCTGGATGGTACGGGCTGTATTCGGTTTGAGTTTAATTTCAGCTATTTTGACAGGCTGATGCAGGATGACAGAGAAGCACTGCTTGCGTCCTATGGAGATGAGTTTGAGCGCAAGTATCGTGCTTATACATCCGGCACAGCGGATATGTGGCAGGAGATCGGCGAAGACGGTATCTGCATCAAGTATCAGGAAGATATATTGGAATACGCCATACCGCCTTATATCGCGGTGTTGGATAATCTGCTCGATCTGGACGATTACAGGAAGCTTGCCAAGGTTCGTGAAGAGAACGGCAACTACAATCTGTTGAACTTCACGATACCCACCAATAAGGATGGCAAGATACTAATGGATCTGAAACTGGTGCAGAGGTTCATTGAGCAGGCATCCAGTGAAGTGCCGGATTCTATCGGTATACTCTACTCCCCCATGGACGTTGAGAAATTCAATTTTGCCAAGGACAATGTGGCAGAAACGAATGCGGTAAATCAGGCGGTACAGCAGTTCTGGGAGGCCAGCGGTGTTTCTGAATTGCTTTTCGGTTCTGGCAAGTCTTCGTCCAATGCACTGGTAAAGTCTATTATTGCTGACGAGATAAACATCTATCCCCTTATGCGTCAGATAGAGCGGTGGATCAACAGGAAGCTGCGGCTCATGCGTAAGCGCAATAAGTTCAGGATAAAGTTTCTGGATGTTACATCCTTTAATGACGAGGATACTTTTGATTCGCTGCTTAAAGCGGGCAACAGCGGTGTGCCTGTAAAGAATGCCATTGCGGCGACATTGGGATTCACGCCTTATGAAATACTTCAGATGTCCGCGCTTGAGAACGATGTGCTGAAGATGCGCGATGAGATATACAATCAGCCGCTTTTGAGCGCAAGCCAGACATCCAGCGATATTCTGAACGGAGAAGCCGGTCGCCCTGAGATGGATGCGGACGATTTGTCTGATGAGGGCGAGGCCGCCAGAGAGGGCGAAAAGAATATACGGGAGTGAAATAGTTTTGTTTATCAAGCTTGAAAATGAGAATGCCGCAAAAGAACTCAGGCGTAAAGGATACGACTACGTAAAAGAGACGATCAACGGCAAAGACTTTTACTGCTTTGAGTTTACAGAAAAGCTGGCAAAAATAATCATGTCTGAATTTGCAGATGAGCGTTTGATCATGGACGAGCATCTGCATTTTTAGAATATATCAGTAAGGGAAAGAATGGGGGTGAGAGAAGAAAATGGAGAATATGTCTATTCCCGTAAATATTCAATTCGACTCTGCAAAGCCCGTGAATGATTCTTTTACATCCTTTGCGTGTAAGATCATGGCTATTGGCAAGAATAGAAATGGATCTGCTTTCAGCCGCAGTACTGTTGAGGCTGCTATAGATAAATTCAGGAATCTGCCTATTACGGCGTTTGTATATACCGGCGACGATGGCAAGAAGCATATTGCCGGACATGAAATGAAGGTCGTTGAAGAAGACGGTAAGTATAAATGGCAGACGAAGTGTGTGCCATACGGTGTTATTCCTGCTGACGCGGAATTCGGTTTTGAGGATGTTACGGAAGAAGATGGCACGGTTGCAACATATCTTGTGACAAGCGCTATTCTTTGGACAAAAAAGTATCCCGATATAGTAGAAGCGGCTTACGGTGTTGACGGGTCTTATTGGGCATCTATGGAGATCAATGTGCTCGGTACGCACAAGGAAGAAGGAGACGCCTATATAGAGATAACCGATTTCACGCCCGAAGCGTTTACGCTGCTCGGCAAGTCTGACGATCCAAAGTATAACGTTACTCCTTGTTTTCCCAGCGCGGGGCTTATCCCCTATTCTCTGGATGAGCAGTTCAGCACTCTCATGGAGGAGTTTAAGACTGCCCTTGCTGAGTGCTTTGCTGAGAAAGACGGAGGTGAAACAATGAAGGACGAACTGGACGTTGTTGAGAATCAGCCCGAAGAGATCCAGGAACAGGAATTTCAGGCAGAAGAGGCAGCGGAAGAACAGCAGCCGGAGCAGGAAGAGTTTGAGCAGAAGGACGATACACCGGAGTGTTTTGCGCTTTGGAGCAAGCTTGTTGGCGCGGTAAACAAAGCTGTCGAAGGTCTTGGTTATAGTACCGATGGAGTGTATGTGTTTTATAGGTTGGCTGACTTTGACGACAAATACATTTATGTCTATCGTTGTTATTACGAGGACGGTATGGCTGACTTTGAGAAGTCTGCTATGCGGTTTGCCTATACGAAGCATGAGACTGAATCCGACGTTACTATTGATATAGCTGCCGAGGGTGAGCAGATGTACATCGAATGGCTTACCAAAGAGCAGTATGACACGGTAAAGGGCATGGAGCGTTCTTTTGCGGAGTATAAGGAATCCCATTCGACTGACAATGACACTGTGAATGAGCTTATTAAGTTCAAGCAGGATCGCCTTGCGCAGGATCGCGCCGAGGCTGTAAACGCCGTGTTTGAGCAGTTCGAAGACCTGTCCGGTAATAATGACTTTGAGGCGCTGAAGCAGAATGTCGGTGATATGGACGTTGCCGATATTGAAGAAAAGTGCTTTGCCATTCGTGGCAAGATCATGAAGCCCAAGACAAAGACGCCTGTACGGACTCCTATTATAAAGGAAGAGGTTCAGCCTGAACCGTATGGCGGTATCTTTAGCTACTATGGAAAAAAGTAATCTGATAAGGAGAGTGAGTAAAAATGGCGAATACCTATCCCATCGTTATTCGTGAGCAGCCGTCCAACAATCCTGTTGACTATCGGTTTGCTATCGATGCTACCAACAATCTGAACAACGGTATTCTGGTCAAGCTGGCCAACAAGGAAACCACCCGTGACGTTTACGCTGCCAGCACCACCTTTACCCCCGGCACGGATGAGCTGTGGCTTGTCACTGGCGTTGAACTGGTCTACGAAGCTGGTAAGACTATTGGCGATTACATCAATGAAAAGGGCAAGCCGTTCCGCGTTGAGCGCGTCAAGGCTGGCGGCATCTACGCCATCTCTGTTGATGGTCTGACTGGCGGCGCTGATGTTGCGGCTGGTCAGGTTGCTATTGCTGTTACCGGCGGCAAGATGAAGGTCGCTGCCTCTGCTGGTCAGGGCGAGACTGCCATCGGTACTGTTGTTGCCGTGTTCACCCGTGGCGGCATCAAGTTTGCCTCTATCCGCTTTAATGCTTAATCTATTGAAATATTACTGAAAGGAGTGACTATAATGGATCGCAATGAAATCGTGCGCCTTGCCATGGACAACTACCACGGCACTGTGCAGGGCAATTTCTCTCAGCAGGAGACCAATAACGCGCTGCGTCAGGCTCTGATTGATGCCAACAATGGCAAGACCTATCTGGATATTCGCGATGTGCGCGACGGCAAGTGCTCTGAGGTGTTTGCTATCATCGAAGAGATCGTCGCCAATGTCAAGCGTGAAGTTCTGACTCTTGACCCCGTTATCTCCCGTATTGTTGAGTACCGCAATGTTGCTCATGGTGACGCGGTGGATATTATCGTTCCCGATTCTCAGACCTTTGAGGTGTCTGTCATCGGCGGCGGCTCTCAGGCTATTCGCCGTCAGCGCCTTGTCGCGGGCGAGTCTGTGCGTGTGCCTACCTCCTGGAAAGCCATCAAGATCTACGAAGAGATCGAACTGATCCTTGCTGGTCGTGTGGATTTCAACGAGGCTATCAATCGCGTTGCGCAGTCCTTCGTCAAGAAGACTTATGAGGACATCGCTACTGTGTGGTACAGCGCTCTGGACAATCTGACTGCTCCTTATGCGTTCAGCGGCAGCTTCGATGAGGCTACCATGATGGGTATTATTGAGCACGTCAAGGCTGAGAGCGGCTCTGCTTCTGCCATGCTGGTCGGTTCTGCGCTTGCGCTGAACAAGGTCGTTGCCACCCATGACACCTATCTCCAGATCGCCCTGGAAGATGCTTATAAGATGGGTTATGTCGGTATGTTCAACGGCACTCCGAAGTACGCCCTGCGTCCCGCTCATAAGGCTGGCACTACCAACTTCGTGTATGCTGACAACAAGGTTGGCGTTATCGCGACTGACTTCAAGCCCATCGTGTACGTGACCGAGGGTCAGAGCCTGATCCTGCCGCGCAATTATGCGGACAATGTTGACCTGACTCAGGAATACCTGATGATGGAAAAGACCGGCGTTGCTACTCGTATTTCTGCGGCGGCTGGCTGCTATGGTCGTTATACCATTTCGTAATCTTATTTGAAGGGATTGATATACTTTGCCCAGTGCAAATACAAAGAAGAGCGGAACGCCCAAGTCCACCAAAAAGGATGCGGGCGTTTCTGCTGTTAAGGCGGAAGTTGCGGTAGAACCCGTAGAAAAGCCTGAACTTACAATGAATACGCTCGTGCCGTGCATTAGTATGGTGCGCGAGGGCGCTTTGATCTATGTAAGCAAGCGAACAAATGGATACAAAACTTTGTGGCAGTCCTTTATGGATATGCAGCTTGTCGAGCTTGGCGAACTGGTGGCGATGAAGTCCAGCGACCTTTCGTTCTTTTCTAAGAATTGGATTGTTATCCCTGATTCTTATGAACGGAAGCAGGAAGTACTGGAATATCTGGGTGTAGAGCGGTATTACACAAATACGCCGGATACGGATGCCATCAACGAGCTGCTTGACGCGCCTGTGAATGTCATTATCGGCAAGATCGGTATGATGCCCCAGGTCGCAAAGGATGCTGTACGTGCTGTTGCCGAAAAGGCTGTAGCAGATGGCAGGCTTGACTCTTTGCAGAAGATCCAGGCACTTGAAAACGCACTTGACTGTAAGCTTGTATAAATAATGCGGAGGTGAATCGGATGGCTACATTATATAGCACTATTTACGATGAAGCCTTGGCTAAAATGCGGGAGTATGCTTTTTTGAAGATGGACGATGAGCGCATTTATGCTATACTCGCGCCTTATCTCAGAAACGCTGAGTCGGATTTTACCCGTATATGTATTGAAGACCTGACAACCCTGGCTTATGACGATGATGGCAATGCTATAGGCTATGCCGATACACTTTCTAATGAGAGTATTGATATCTTGTCTTTAGGCGTCGTTTGTTACTGGACAACGGCTTATGTGGCAGATGCGGACAAATGGAGGAATGCTTTGGGAACAAAGGATTTCACCGTGTTCTCCCCTGCCAATCTGCTTAATGTAACAAAAGAGACGCGGGACAACTTCTTGATGGAGTATCACGACAAGATCAATCGTTATAGTTATTTATACGGCAATCTTATTCGTCCTGAAGTTGGCGGTGATAGTATATGAGCTATCTGTCGCTTTACAGGGAGATGTTAGGCAAGGAAGGTCTTGGGCAGAGAGATCGATCCATAAACGCTTTTAAGCGCGAGGTTCGCTCTCTCGCCCGTGGCAATCCTGCATATAAGCCCATTGAAGTCAATGGGGAGCTGCGATATGTTATTATCAATTCGAAGGATGATTACACGATAAAAGAAGTTGTGTCCATGCCCGGAGATTATATCCCGATGGGCGCATATGTCACGTTCCGCGACCAGACATGGCTCGTACAGAATACAGACATTGACGATGAGATCTATTCAAAAGCAATGATGTATCTGTGCGATTGTGAGCTTAAATGGAAGGACAAGGACGGTAATGTATATAGTTATCCCGGCGTATCCGAGGATGCTACGAAGTACTCTGAGGGCGTAGAGCATACGCAGTATATGCGCATAAGCGAATTTCAGCTTAAAGTCAAGGTTCATGTGGATGATATCTCTTCTACTATCTGGCGCGATATGCGCTTTATCATAGATGTAGACGATTATGTGGACGATGTTGTAGAGCACGAACACAGGCCATATGTATTCAGATGTACGAGGCGAAATATCGTTACCGGAATGATCGAGGGCGAAGGTTATGTGGAGATAACTCTCGTTCAGGATCAGTGGATAGAAGGAAAAGACGATTATGAGGAAATGCTTGCTGCACAGCCTTGGGAATTGAAAGAACCTTATATCGGCGACAGTGCGGACACGGCTGAAGATGATGGGAAGTGGTTGTAATGGCGCATTTACAGGAGATAACGGTTTATAAGAATCGGCTCATGCAAACGCTTTGCACCAATGAACGCATTCAAGCTTTGCTCCGCGTTGACGGCGACGAAGATATGAAGGGCAAGGACTTCGTGTATGAGCGAGTATTCCCTTATGTCTATGTCCCAAAGACCACAGAAACGGGTTATGCGTATATCTGCTTCGATCTTATTGTACCCAGAGTATGGAGTTATGTGACAAAAGAAGTCGAGATAGACGTGTATATCATGGCGCATCAGGATATCATGCGATTGCCTAATGGCGAAGGAATACGAATTGATTTGATCGCACATGAGATAGATAAGATATTAAACGGCTCAACGGAGTATGGGATGGGCGGCGTTGAGCTTACGTATTTCGGACATTTTGTACCGATCAATGGCTATTACGGTCATCAGCTGCGGTACAAGGTATCTGATATAAATCGCAGTTTGTGTGAAGGTGATTGATTGGCTATAGATATTGCACAGGTATTGTTTTCTGACAGTTTTAAGATAACTGATAAGATATATGTCAGGCACTCGACTGTTGGGGACGTTGTGAGGCTTGGCGAAGAACACTACTTTCAGGTATTGCAAACATTGACCGCTATCCCCTCTGATGAAAAATATCTGTTGTGGCAGCACGGTATTGACTGGATGCAGATCAGCGACCTTGAGTTTTTTGCGATGATCGTCAAGGCGCTGGATCCGAAGGATTCGCAGATATTTGTTCCCGATATAGATTTCAGGCGGTTTGAATTATACAAACGCCCTGACGGGGACATTGTGTTTGCGGACAAGGACAATGCAATCGTTCTAGATCTGTACAGCCATAAGAGACTAATGGATACATTATGCCAGATACATCGTATAAAGAAGAAGGTCGAAAAGGCGGGTAACGAGCTTACAAAGCGCATTCTCATTGAAGAGGACAGAGATAAACGGAAATTCGCGGCTGCTCAACATAAAGAGTATCAAAGTACGCTGATGCCGCTTATATCGTCTATGGTCAACAGAGAGGGCTTTAAGTACGATTATCAGTCTATTCAATCTCTTCGATTCGGGCAGTTTATGGACGCTGTTTCAAGGTTACAGTTGATTGTTTCAACAGACCAACTGATAGCCGGTGTATATGCTGGCAATGTAGATATGAAAAAACTAGACAAAAAGAAACTGGATTGGACGCGCGATATTTAGCGTGTCTATTACTTTGGACAAAAGGAGGAAGGTATATGGAACTTCGTAATTTTGTTATTGACCGTGTTGTTCGTGGCGTAATGTTCCACGCTGCCACCGATGACATTCTGTTCTCTCTGTCCCAGATCACCAATCCGCAGCTGAGTGTTACCGCTGAGACTGCCGATGCCGTTGACGCTCTGGGCACTCCTATCATGACCTTCAACCGCGGCAAGCAGGCTGAACTTTCTGCGGAAAGCTCTCTGTTCGACCTGGGTCTGCTGGCTGTGCAGTCCGGTACGACTCTGGATGTTGCGTCCAGCACCAACACCTATAATGTGCCGTGGTTCGACGAGATCAAGGCTACCACTGCCGATACTATTACCCTGACCCGTACTCCCGCTGCGGGCACTCTGAAGTACGTGTGGGTTCTGAACGGTGACGGCTCTCTGGGTACTAAGTTCACTGTTGGTACTGACGCTACTCTGAGCGGTAAGAACGTGACCTTCGGCTCCGGCGCTCTGCCTGTTGGCACTCGCGTGTTCGCTCCCTATGAGTTCGTTGCCAGCGATGCTACGAACAGCGGTGCTACCCGTGTGAGTGCGGACGCCGTGAACTTCCCCACCGGCGGTAAGTTCATTCTTGAGGTTCTGGGCTGCGATGTTTGCGACCCCTCTACCCTGTATAGCGCGTATATCGTGTTCCCGAATGCCAAGATGCTGTCCGACTTCGACATCACCTTTGCTACGGATTCTACGCATCCCTTCACTATTCGCGCTAACCAGGACTACTGCGACGAGAACAAGCTCCTGTTCCGCGTTGTTATCCCTGAGGCTGCTGCCGCTGCTTAATCTATATTCAAATGTCTGTAGGGCTGTAGAGATGCAGTCCTACAGACTGTTTTAGAAAAGAGGCTTTGCATGAGACAAGAACTATTGCCCAAGGTAAATGCCACCTGTAAGCTTTGCGGTACTGCGTATTACGTTTGTGTACCGTGCTTGAAGAACAGGGACAGGGGTATTTACGGATGGAAACTCAATGCCTGCTCTCAGAGGTGCTATCAGATCATGAACGCTCTGGATATGTACAAGGACGGCATGATTGATAAGAACCGTGTAGAAGAGGTGCTGGCAAGCGTTACTCTGCCCGAAGATATCATCGCTCCTTATAATACTCTGTATTCTCAGGCTACAGGAAAGAGCGTTGTATCTCTTGTTAAGGAAGAGGCTGTAGAAGAGCCTGTGCAGGAAAACCAGGAAGAGAAACCTGTTGTAGAAAAATCTCAGAGCCAGAATTATTACTATAAGAAGAATAAGCATGGCAAGAAATAATCGTGTGAAGTGGTAAAGGCATTTCACATCTTCATGTGTAATGCCTATTTTTTTCGAGGGTGGTTAGATAAATGGTAAGATTTACCAATGAACCGTATGACGCATCAAAATGTGTGCGTATTGTAAACCCCAAGCAAGTATACTTATATATGAAGCATGGGTTGTATCCTGTAGATATTTATCCGGGATATGATGTTACTGTGTATGTATTTGATAAAGCCAAGGCACAACCGTATTTTGACAAATGGGTCAAGCATGAATTGAAGTAGGAGGATCTGAAGTATGGCTAAAGTCAGTTTTGAATATAAGGGCGAACAGGTAGAAGCGAACGTTATTGACCATGTGTCTTCTGGCTTTGAACGCGGATATGCGAATATGGTCTTGCAGAATAGCTTTGATGAGAACGGCGAATACATCCCCAGTGTCAGATGGTGGGTGGAAAACAGGGTCATTCTGGCTATGTATACCGATATAGATTTTGATAAGTACAACGACGCGGACGAATGGCTGAATATTTTTGATAAGACGGATTTTATGGATCAGGTGGAAGACCAGATCAATTGGCGTCAGGTTGAACGATTTAGAAATAGCATCCAGAAGCTTATTGACATTCGCATTAACGCCCATCCTTTTAAGGGACTTGGGAAGTTGGTAAAGGATTTCATTTCTCAGAATACCGAGCTGCTCCAGTCGATTGCTTCGGACGAAACTGTCAAGAAACAGATCGAAGAGTTTGCGAATACCAAGGACGGAAAGGAATTTGTCGATGCTGTTGCAAAGGTCATGACCGCGTTGTCAGCCAACAGTTAAAAGTATCAAGGGAGGTGCTTTATGGCTGCTACCCGTCGTAATTTAAGCATGATACGTGGAGACACGTTCTGCTTTGACGTTATCCTCAGGGAATTGGACGATTCTACTGTGGAGAGTATCTATTTTACTATTAAGAAGAAAATCACGGATACGGAACCTATTATTCAGAAGAGCTTGGGTAATGGGATAACTAATATTTGTGAACACGTATATCGTGTGCGCGTTGCTCCTGAGGATACTTCGGGTGTAGCCAAAGGCAGATATGAGTACGATTTACAGATAGGTGTCGGTGCAGATATCTATACTGTGTTGTTAGGCGTAATGGAAATCTTTCAGGATGTAACCGAGAATTAAGTATGGGGGTGATCTTTTTGAATAATCAAAACGCGCTTTATAATTGCGAATCTTATGAAGACGATTATCCCCGTATGCGCAGAGATCTCGTTATAGATGTTCGTATGGGGGTTGGCCCTCAGGGGCCACGAGGCGAACAAGGAGACAAAGGCGATGCTCCTGTAAAGGGCATAGATTACTGGACGGCTGAAGATAAGGCGTATGTTATTGCCGAAGCGGAAAGCGGCGTTATTGACGATGTTCTTGCGGCTAAAGCGGATGCGGAAGCGGCAAGGGACAGTGCGCAGGAAGCACAGACGGCTGCTGAAACTGCGGCAAGCAATGCCGATTCAAGTAAGCAGAGCGCGAAGGAATATGCCGACGCGGCTATGGGATACAGGGACGAGGCAGAACAGGCCGCAACTGCCGCTCAAACCTCACAGGGACTTGCTGAAACAGCACAGAGTGCGGCTGAAACGGCAAGCGCAAATGCTTCTGACTCCGAAACGCTTGCCAGAAACGCGGCTACAGACGCGGCGAACGCAAAGCAGGATGCCGTAGATGCAATGCTTCTGGCGCAGACGGTAGACAGGGATATTCGAGAGAATCTTTTGCCGACTATCGAAGGATACAGCACGTCTGTTTCAGAGGCCAAGGACGCGGCTGAACTTGCGCAGAGCAAAGCAGAGAGCGCACAGGCAGCTGCGGAACAGGCTAAAGAATCGGCAGAGATTTCAGTAGAACTTGCAGAAACGGCAAGAGTCGCGGCAGAAGCGGCACAGGGGCTTACGGAGGACGCAAGGGATATTGTCCTGGATATTGCGGATGAAATTACTGCTACGAAGCAGGATTTTGACGTAAAGTACAATAAGGTCGATAGCGAATACTATCCCGCCATCCAGGAGATCGGCGTGGATGTATCTGACGCAAAAGACGATGTGTTAGAGGCAAAGGACTGGGTGGAAAAGGCGCAGTATTCTCTCGCTATTACCAAAGATATAAGCGGCAATCCCATTGAGTTTAATGACGGTAAAGACGGCGCGTTCTTTAAGCAGTTATACGTTACTCTTTCTCCGACAATGGACGGAAGTGGTGTCCCCTCCCCTTCTAATATTCGCCCTATTACGGGATGGTCAGAGGTAACGCTGACGCAGAACGACGGAGAAGATATCGTTCCTTATACATATGATTGGCACGAAACAGCAGGAACGATCTATGGCGGTATGCTAAATGCATTAGACGGAACAATAACTGTTACATGGACGGGCGTTGTATTAGACGGCACAGAGAATTGGGTTAATGGAACAAGCAGCGCCGCCGGATTTAGGACTTATTTAAGAGGCTTTCCTTTGCCCTCCGCATATAATCGAGAATATTGTTCTCACTTAGTAAATGTTAGCGCGGGCAATGTTGGGTCTTTAAAGACGCTTGATTCCTTTGGGCTTAGAGAGGACAACGGGATACTTTATATTTATGTTGCCGGTTGTGAAACTGTAGCGGACACTAAATCGTATCTCGTGGAACAGTATTCTCGCGGGACGCCTGTAACTGTGATATGGGAACTTGCAGAACCTGTTGTGTATAAGATGGATCCGTATGATCTGCATACAAGAGAGGGCTTTAATAGAATTGCGTCCAGTGTGGGCAGTATTACTGCTAAGTACTATGTAGACCTGGAATCTGCTGTTGATGAAGCTGTAGATAATAAGGCGGTGTCCGTAAGTGCAACGGCTTCGACATTGCCCGCTGGTTCTGAAGCAACGGCTAGTTATAATGCGGAAACAAACGTATTTGCATTCGGAATACCTACGGGGGCTACAGGGCCTGCGGGCGCGGCTGGATATTCTCCAATCGCGACAGTCATTCAGACGCCTGACGGCGCAGTTATCGAGATAACAGACGAGACAGGCACGACCTCTACCACACTGTCTGATAGCAAGATTTGGGACAATCTGGACGCTGAGACAGACAGCTACACGCCGCAGGTAGTGATACCGTGCGATGACTCGGGTACGGTATTGTCAGGTGCCGTGACCAAGCGTGGGCGCATGTTATACATCAACGGCGTTATCCCGTCGAATCTGCGCATATGTATATATGGTGCTTTTAAGGGCACAAGATCGGTTCCTAGTTATGTGGCTTTTCCTGAGTGGTATGGCGAACCGTTTGACGGTTTCGTAGTTGGTCACACATACAGATACGTGCCAGAAATTATTAGTGGCACTGTTGAGGCTACCGGAGGCAACGACCTGCTAGTTTTGCGTCAAAAGGACGACACGTACAAATCCATATCGGCTGGATCGACTGCTGTTTGTGAGGTATTGCCCGAGGCAGTATTTGTAATGCTGCGAACAGGTACATACACCAACGTCAAACTGTATCTTCATATCGTGGATGTGACAGCATCGCCCGTGACAGATGTGCAAGTAAACGGCTCAAGCGTGGTCACTGGAGGCGTGGCCAGTATCGAAATGCCCGTGAGCCGTTCGTGGGAGCTGATCCGGGAGGATACGGTGACCAATGCCACCGAGGCCGATATTATCATCAGCGCCGACAGCAACGGTCAGGCGTTCGAGCTGTCGGATGTGCGGCTGGTGCTGGTATCTCCACAGCAGGATACGGCTTTTTCAAAAGCGGATTATGGTCGAGTAAGAATGTACTACCAGACGGGTGCTTATGACATAACCTTTATTGGCGCTTATAATCAAACTGCGGGCGCGAGTGCGAAAGTCTCTTATATCAGGTTCGAGCAGAGCGATGGGATGTTGGTCAAGCTCACCATGCCGAACACGTCGAGAAGCGGCATGGGGCCGTGGCAGACGTATGCGACAGAGGACGGCGAGGGCTGCTTTGTGCTGCCCGATGCTCAGAGAGTATACAGCAGGATCAACATTACCAAGGTTACAGGCACGTTACACTATATCCTGTATGGACGGCGCAAGTGAAAGGAGATAATATCATGACTTACTATGCTCAGAGGAAATCCATTAAGAACGGCGAAGCACAGCCCGCGACCAACAAGTACGGCACCCGACGCGCCATGGAGCGCCAGTATCACCTGTTCTGCGCCAACGCATGTGATGGCGAGGAGAGCCAGTTCGAAGTGGACTCCATCGAATGGGGTACTGTGGAGCACGGTGTGATCGAGCGGAAGTGCTACGTGAAAGAAACTACAGCAGAAGAAGAATAATGCGGCG